GTTGTTCTACAGCCCGAATGGTCCTAGCGACAGTGTTATGCCCGCTGGTGGCGCTAACGCCGCTACCCCCGCCTTCTCTTACACTTACCAGTTGACCGGCACACCTGCCGTTCGTCCTGAGTATTACATCCGTGAGCGTCGCGTGGTTCGTGCTGAAATCACTGTTGAGCGTATCATCAACCTCGTTGGCCTTGGTGCTAACGGTGCTATCGGTTCGGGAGCTATGGTCACCGACATCCTGTCCTGATTAGGAAGGAATACTAAGGAGGTGTTTTCATGGCTATTCTGCGTCCATTAACAAAAGCGCAATACGTTGTTTCGTTTTCTGCGCTTGGAGGACCGACTTTTACAGCGGTTTTCACCAAATTTAGCGGCATCAAAGACGCTGCCGAAGTAAGTCAGTACGCCAACGGGACGGGCAACCGTCTGTACCACGTAAGTGGTCCCCGTAAGGCGGATAATGTAACTCTGACAGCTCCATACGATCCCCTGATTTTCAAGACTCTTGAACAGTTCTGGATCGACTACAACTGTAACCCCGTTACCATCACAATCACCCCTACCGATTGTATCGGTGAAGGTGGTGCTGTTGGCGGCGGTCAATACATCTGCTATGAGTGCCAATTTATGCACATCATGACAGCTGACGTTGATCGTGACACCGGTAACGTTGCTACAATCGAAGTTGAGTTCACTGTAAATTATTGGTCACGTACCTGATTTTCGGCTCTAACTTTACACTTGACCCTGGCTTCGGCTGGGGTCTTTTTGTTTGTAGGGTAAAACCTTACTAACGTAGGGATCTCTTAGTCGTATGGCAAAAACGACATTTTCTAGTGGCGTTATAGTCACAAGTCAGTGGCTAAACGGTGCTCAACAAATATACTTTGACGGTCAAGACTTAGATTGGCATTACCCTCCGATCGGTTTGAGTTCCCTGGTTGTGTCCGGTCCAAACGGTCTCGACTCAAGATATGTAACTCTAGGTACAGAACAGCCGGTTGTAGTTGGTGGTGTTTATCAGTCGGGGACCCCAATCAGCGGTAGCAAAGTCGTCACTGGACCTTGGGGGTTCGGGTACGACCCGTTGCTCGCTGGCAATCCGACCAACACAAACGCAAACGCACCCAAGAGTTTCACCACCAATAGTAAATACGATTACGCTGGTGGTGCTCCTTCTCCCACGACTGCTCAGAAATGGGCTTCTTTGGACCCCGAAGACCTTATTACCAAGAAGGCGGCAGGAGAGTGGATTGACTATGTTCTCGATACTCTCTATATCGATAACGGTGTTTACGATTCATTTAGCAGCCCTGGCTGCAACAACTACGCAGGCGGTAATAAGACTGTCTGCCCGGATTAAGAGGTTCCTACATGGCTCGATATGCGCCTTTACCTTCAGTTTCGATAGACCCCCGGAACGAAGCCCAAATAGTTCAACAAGCTTCCCAAGTTGTCTACGAAGCTTCCAATCAGACCCTTAATGACTTTTCCTCGGGCAACCCTCTTTCCGCTCTGATCCAAGGGCAAGCGTTCGCTCAAGGAGAGTTCCTGTTTTGGGCTAACCAGCTACCTCAAGAAATCCTGATAGACTGGATTGGTCCTTTCCTTGGAGCTATGCGCCGTCTTGGGTCTGCTTCGGTTGCGCAACTTGTAGTAACTATTTTCCCTAGCAATACCGACACGGTTATCCCTGTTGGAACCAACTTCACTAGCAATTTCAACTCCACCGGGGGAGAAACAATAACTTTTGTGACAACAGAAGTTTATTCCATCCCTGCCGGTGAGTCAACCGTTAAAATCACGGTAGCGTCTCAGTATGTTGGAAGTCAGTATAATTGCCCTGCAAACACCATTACCGGTGTTCCTTCTATAGGTATCAACGGTTTATCTGTCACCAACCCTCAACCTGCCGTTGGCGGCTCCGACGTTGAAACCTACGATGAAGTCCAAGAAAGGTTCTTCACACTTATTCGCCGCAAGAATCCCGTATCCCAAGAGGATTGGCAAGGGTTCTTTGAAGATTTCTACGGTGCTGGAACCCTCACCACGGTTCAACCCAACCGTCCTAATGAAGGCACTTACAACTACCTCACTGATTACATTCGTCCCAACGGACAAGCTTCATTCTTCGTGCTTGGTCCTAACGGCACCGAACTAAACCAAGTTCAGCTTGAGAGAGGACAGACTGCGGTTAATTACTCAGTCCCCATTGAAAACCAAGGTCATTTGTACCCGATCACTCTCAGCCAAGTTCAATACAATATAACTTTGTCGATTGACGCTAACAGCTCTTACGGAGTGAACCTTAGAGATGCTTCGCTTGACTTTCGTAATAGGTTGTTTTCCATCTTGACCCCTGGCGAGGTGTTTCCAGCGATTGTCAATCCTACGGTCTCCGACGTTGACGCTGCTTTTGACAATACAATTCCGGTAACCGACCGTTTCGTTAACCCTCACATTGAGTTGAGTGCTGCGTACAATACTCCACCTTTGCTTACCGCTTCGGCTGCAACTTACACTACGGTCTATCCGTTTGACCCGGAAGACACGGTGCTTCGTCAAAATGACTTGGTGCAGACGAATCTGCCGATAACTCTGTACTATCCAGTCCTCCAAAACTTCACGCCTTACTCAATCGCCAAACCTGACCAAACTATTTACGGCAATCTTCAACTCCAGCAGATTGAAAACCTACTCCCAGGTGAATACCTAAAAGGACAGGTTGTCTACTGGGATACTGCCACAGGTGGTGACGGTCAGTTGCACGTTATTCTTGAAAACCTGACCCTGGAGTCGGACAATGTTGCTTACGTTACCGCTCAGATTCCTGGCAAAATATCTGCCGCTATGGTCTATAGCCCTTGGGTTGTCGGCAACTCCTACATTGCTACGACCGGTAGTGCTTACACACCCCAAATAGTTCAGTACGACTACGCCGCAACTGAGTTTATCCCTGACCCTGCTTCTCCTATCCCTGTCAACAAACGACCCGGCACGTTTGTTTGGGTAGTTAACCAGAACTTCACGCTTAACCCCCCCACCAACGACATCACAGGAGCGGTTGCCGCTACGGTCTTGGGTGCCCCTGTGGTTCCCCAAATTCTAACCCCTGGCACTTCCTATCCGTCGGGTACTTGGGTTTACACCCCTCAGATTGGTTCGGGTCCAGACCCAGTTGCTGACCCTTACTACAACTACGTTGACCCGACCAAAGGTGTTGTAAATAAATACGCTTACGTAGTTGAGTCCTTCACCTACGCCCCCAACCAGCGCACCGTAAGTGTCTATTTTGACACTCTGGTTGCTCAAGGGATTGTCAGGGAAAACGTAGTTCAAGTTGGTGATAACGGTTTGCCAATCGCCAAGTACAACCCCCGCTTCCCCGCTGGGCAGTATTTGGAGTTCAGACAAAGCACGGTCTCCGCTCCTGAGTATTACATCGCTGCCTCCTATTTTACTCCAAACAGCACAGACGCTTCTGTAATGGTTAGCGAAGGGCTTATACTGCCCCTGTACGTAAACACAAGCCAATACAATCAGTTGGTCGCTGAGCTGAGGTCTTCCACTTCTACGGTGAAAACACCCACCAGGATGTTCACTTTCTTCAAAGGTGACAGGACTTTCTTCCGTCAAGGTTCTACAGTTTTGTCTTACACGGCGACAACAAACGTTAGCCCTTTGTTTCAGTTCTACATCTACTTGAACAATGGTTCTTTTATACTCACTCAGGAAGGTCAACGAGAAGAAATTCCTTTAACAAGTTATATCCCTTACTTCAACCCCGCCTACGCCGAGTTCGCCGAGGATACAATCCTAGCGGAAGACGGTCGGAACCTCTACCGGGTGATGCGAGCATTTACCCCCACTCCGACTGTGTCCAACTGGACAAACACAACCGTTGTTAATACCGCTCGTATTCAAGAGTACGCTGGTAACTTACTTCGGTACGTTGACAAGTATGTCTGCGAGGAACCGATTTTATCCCAGCTTGGTCGAGACATTTCAGCAATCAAGTTGGGCATAGCTCAAATAACTCTTGTTCCGAGGGACAAAGGGAGATTCAGCAACTCTTACAACCAGAGTGTGTTTGTGTGGGAGAACACAAGTTCCGCACTCATCACTCCACAGTTGTCCTGGTTTAGCGGGACTACTTACCCTTACAGCCCGCCTCAATATGGTGAGGGCACACTGAACTTGTAAAATGTCTCAGCAACTGGTACCCATTAACGGGGGAGTTCAGCAAGTTGTTACCACCACTTCGGGAGTAACTACAAACCTTCTATCCCCCCAGTACATCATTGCCAACAGTTTGCAATCTCGTCCCACAGAGTGGGTTCCGGGGGGCAGGCCTATTTACCGCAGGTTGCCTGCTGTTAGCGAGACCTACCAGATTGACTTCTTCAACATTGTTTCTCCTCCGAACACGGCGGTTGCCGCAAGGTTAGAAGATATCGGGTACGTGTACGTTCCTTTCACTCAAAACAGTGAAGGTCCGACCTCAATTTACGTTACTTCCTCTGATTCCGGACAAGACTTGATTATAAGGGGTGGTCGCATAGTTTGGAAGAATGGTGGGACTCAGGTTTACCCGGCTCTTGTCAACCTGAAAAACCTGCTGGTCGGCGAAGGGTCCTATTTCCTAGCCTATGAGCTGATATTCGACAACCCTGTCGAGCAAAAGGTTTACTCAGTCAATAACTTTGCTTTGACAGGACAACCTCTGACGATCACGTCTAGCACCGATAATATAGTTGGTTGGCGCTACCCGGGGATTAACGCATTCTTAAACACTGATACTACTTTTTGGTCAACAAACGACACTTTCTTCCCTTCCTACGCTCAACCAACAGGGAGTTTCCTTCAGTGGGTAAGTCCCTTTGGCGCTGCATACTCTAACATCGTTTTGCGTTGCCCCGTGGGGACCGCAGCCACGGCAACCGCTGAGCTTTTCTACGTCACCCAAGGGGGAGTGGAAACTTTGGCAGCGTCTGCATTGCCCCGGATAGACTCCGCTGGTCAGTATTATGAATTTGAAATGCAGGCTCCTGCTTTCAACACCGGGTGGAAGGTAGTTTGGTCTACCACCAACGTTGCCATTCAAAGCATTACTGTTTCCGGTGCTGTGACTTTGGAGAAACGGTCTTCGGTGCCTTCTACGAAAGCTTCTCTGGTTATGTACCCGCAACATGCCATCCCTTTTACAAGCACCTTCTGTCCGCTGGCGAACATAAGTGTTGATAACTCTTACAACGTTACTTCAATTCAAGACATCCGGTTTGTTATTCGCAGGGATTATGTTCCGGTGGCCGACTGGCTGACTCAATTTTTCGACGACAACCTTATCAACCTTTACGAACAAGTCTTGGAGTACCCTACGACTTGGATGAACCCACCAACCTGCATGAAGCAAGAATACCTTGCCTTGGCCAGCAAAAACCTAGTGATAGTGTGAAATGACTACTGAGACCGCTACTTTCAACCCCAAGGAGTTTGAACTCCGTAACTACACAAACCTCTACGTCACCCCGGAGCAATCAACGGATATTGCTTTAGTAGAGTCTCGTGTGGACGGACAACTTGACTTCCTCGCTCAAATGCTGGGTTGGAATGGTCCAAACTACTGGACGAACTTGCCGGAAACTCCGAACCAGAAGAGACAACTATTGGGGGGCAGCTATGGTGTCTACAACGGTGTGTTCTACCCGACCTTACTTGAAGTAAGGAACTGGAATGAAACCATTGTTATTGAAAAAATACCCTTCCTAATACCTGGTCAAAGTGTCTACGTAGAAGTTATAATTCTCGGTTTTGAAGAGTACGGGATTCAAAGCCTGACGGTGGAGGGGGACACCTACGTTGTCAGCCTAGGTCCCCTACCTCAGAGTTTTTACGATCAAATCGCTGCTAACGTACAACTCAAACTGATCATACCTACTGAGCGACCGGCACCTTTCTACCGCCCCTCGGTGGGAGTGGCAGGAGATTCCTCATTCATTGTAAAGTCCAACGGGTCTACGCTTGACCTGTATCCGGCCTACGACACTCAAGGTCAATTTGTTTACGAAAGCATATCCTTCTTTGCTGACTCCTTATACTACTTCAATCAACCCGTCTATGTAACATTTGACCTTGCCGTAGGCAACCCGGATCTTCCCTCAGTCTATGATGATAAAGTCAATCTTTGGTACATAAAAATACCTGAAACCCTGGTAACAGCCTCAACCCCAATCACTGTCTTCCTTTGTTGGGACTATTCGGATAGCGTTACTCCTACAACAGTCTCTACTCCGGTCCTGGTGCAAAGTTGGCAGGACAACTCGGACTGGGCCTCCGACAGCACCCTGAGGTATTTCACTGGTGCTTGGGGTAACAAAGGAGGCCCTTTGCCCTTCAACCTGGCATTTGACAGTCTGTCCATTCACGGTGTCTCCGAAGATAACGCGCTGCTTCTCTCCCCAGTCACCCAGTCTCTGGACTTTAACCCCTTACTGGAGCAAGTTTACTCTCAGTTAACCCCTTATGATGTAACCCCTCCCGGTCAACCAAAAAACGGTGACCTGTGGTGGAACCCTGAGACTGGTGCTCTGTCTGCCTGGTACGACCCGTACAACCAAAAGTGTGCCTACTGGGTGGAAATTGATTACAGAAATGAACCCAGCGACAGCATTATTGCCACCTTGGTGTATCCCAACGTTGCCGCATTCAGTGCTGCTGCACCAACCATTCCCGATAACACCGTTGTTTTGTTACTAGATTGCAACGGACTTTCTATCGCTAACGGTATCATTGGGTTGACCGGCACCATAACAACCTCACCCTCTCTCTACCTCTACAAGGAAATAGGAGCCACTTATTGGACTCCGTACCAGTTTACTTTCAGCACCGTGGCAGACTTTGATGCTGTTGCCCTGTTACTTCCTTACAAAGTGCCGGTCATAATTTCCGACTCTTACGGTTTGACTCCTCAGTCCACCAACTATAACGTGTCCGGTTTGAACTTTGAGGTTCTGGTTTCGGTGCCCGCTAATCTACTTAAAATGTACACAAACGACAACTGGGAGATTTCTCCTGACTCAATACTTCGTTATATTTCCAATTCCTCTTTGTTCGGGTACCCAAATCAAGGAGAAATGTGGTGGGATTACGCTAACCCGGTTTATTCAACTCGCGCAGCCAGTATTTACAGGCAGTCTGCGTGGGTTTCTGTCAATGCTCACCCCCTGAGTGGTCCCCCCGTTTACTCCTTGGACGTAACGGCACTGAAGTTTCACTCCGATGGCGTTCCACTCACTTTGGGGGTGGAATACTCTAACGGCGACTATATAATTGAATGCTCTTATAACAACACTACCGGTAAGTACGATATCACTTACATCCCGGTCACCCTGGCAGGAAAAACCAACCTCCCAACCATCACCGTTTCGGACTCTTTGCAGGGCACCTATTCTGTGGACATTACACAGTCGGTATTCGGGGGCATTCTCTATGGTCTGACTCCTGCCGTCTCAGATGCGGAAACCCCCCTACGTTTGTGGAAGACTCAGGACTTGCAAGATGTTGGGACCGTTGCTCACTTGGTTGAAGACAACTATGTCAACCCTTTGGTTGCAGACGTTAATAATGGCCCCAACTTGGAAAACTGGGAGCGTTACTTTGTTCGTCTGCCTTTGAACTACGGTAGGAATGAAGGAGTTTGGCAAAAAGTTGCCCTGGTGTGTCAAAACTTTGGTTACTGGGGTTCCCCCATAGACCCAGAAACCATGCGTTGCCCCCCCGAAAGCAACCTCCCCAAGATATATGAAGAGCTTGTTCTTTACAACCCCCCTGTTAAAGACTACACTTACGTTTACTCGGAGCCTTACCTTTACTCCGACATCGCTTACTTAAACTCTCCCGAAACAGGGGACTTCCTTAACTCAGGGTTCTTTCCTGAGAATGATTTACCGTTTGACGGGTATTCAGAGGGGGCTCTGGTTTCATATGAGCCATTGCACAATCGTTTGGCAGATACAACAAGCCCGGTGGGCAACGGTTACGGAGACTGGGAAGGTATTTACGTCAAGGTAAATGACTGTAAAGAATTGTCAGGGTTTTTGATAAATGATTTAGTAGACGAGGCAGTTGACCGAGTCCAGGCTCCGATATGGGATGCCAGCATTTACAAGATTCCTCCCACCTGTGAGCACACCCCATCCTCCTATAACGTAGACGCTAACCACTACAAAGTTGGTTACGCTTACTTTGTTGCAGACGCTTCCGCTGCCGAAGATGGTTTCTTTGACCCCCAACAAGAGTCGGCACAGCGTTACCCTGAGACGGAGGCACCGTCTTTCCCCAACCCCGTCGAGCCACGAACTTTGTACGTGCTCCCTCGGAAACTCAAATTCGGGGTAAAACCCAATAGCTTAACCTACGATTACCATGTCTACGCGTAAAAGAACTACCACGGGTTCGGGTTTCTTGGGCACCCTTGAGGAACTCCCTGTGCAAGAGGAAAAAATAACAGGGGAAGTTTTGGCTGTTGAAGAAACTCCTGAGGCAGAAGAAGCTGCTCCAGCGGAGGAGGAAGTTATCAAGCCAGAAGTAACTCCGGAGCCTCCCAAACTTGCTGAGAAACCAAAACCTGAAAAAGTAAAACAAGCTCCAAAACCGGTATCTATTCACGTTAACCCGGAACCCAATAAACCAGTCGGAGTCAATCTCTCTCGGCGCAATATCCCTCGTTTTGTGAGGTGAAATAATGTTTGTTCCTAAAGGAAGAACGCTGCCCCTGATTAAACAAATTGCAGGTATGCAACAGGCGGCAGAAGCGAACATGAAGTACGCTGGCCTCCCCAACTCTTGCGTTCGTGCCACAATATACGACGTTAAAGACCCCGAGTACCGGGGGAGGGTGCGTGTGTTGTTCGATGACTTCAACCACAACATCCCTCAGGTTCAAAATGCCGGTGACGCTTCCAAAGAGCGGATTTCAGATGGAACCCCTCAGCTTTCCCACTGGATTGATGTCTCACCTTCTTTCAAGGGGAGGCAACCCGTAGGGTTGGTTGGCAAGCGTTGCAGCATTGTTATTTCAAATCGCCAGTATCAGTACGCTGTGCTGGGTGACGTGGTTTATGACCCACAAATGCTCACCGAAACCGCGGGGAAGAGCTACACCCAACCTAATAACAGCCCCATGACACGGTTGCCCGTGTACGATAGTGGTCAACTTCCGGAACCCTGTCAGGAGAACCACGGCTGCACAGTCATTGAGAACAATGGTCCGCTTCAGTCTGATTGGTTGTGCGTGTGCTTAAAGAGAAATGGACAGTTTCTCTGGGTGCGCCACGTTGACATTTCTCACGGACATGCTGGGCAAAACGACAGCTCGCAGCGACCAGATAACGTGTACGACAGCGAAGAACCGGTGAACAATCAAACCGTTTGGGACTACACTTTCCCAACCACTTACCAAGAAATGAGAAAATACTCCACCTACGGTACCGACGTTCGCCCCAACCCCTTCGGGCAACAGGCTAAGTGGATTGGTCCCGCACCCTGGACTAAGTCATGAGTTCCACAGGATATCCCGACTCCACCTACCAAGGAACTGCTGCTGTCCCTGACCCAACTTTCGACCCAACTCCGGACTACTCTGTAGAGTCCGGTACAAACTGCGGAAATGCGAAACCGTATCTGTTCTGGGATGGTGCTTACTTCTGCAATGACGTTACGGTTAATACCAACCTCACCGTGACAAAAAACCTAACTGCTTCTACCGGCACGGTAGGCAAAGCTCAATTCACACAGACAGACACCGTAATAAGTGTGCCTGTGGCGATCAATGCTGACACGGTGGTTAAAGGTTACTTGAAAACTTCTAACCTTGTGGTTCAAGAAGTTGAGTTCAGGGCCGTCAGACTTCCGGGATTGGACAACTACTACGTCTTGGCCACTTACATCCCTTCCTAAAATGGCAATTCGTAGACCCAGTATTTATTCTCCGACTTGGATTTACCAGGATTTCTTGTATCTTGATAACCCTCCAGAGCAGTTGCGGTACGTCCTGGTTAAGTGGGATGGTGACATTTATCAGAGAGTCTCCCAGACTTTTGACTACAGTAATCCCCCCTACTCCGACTCAGAGCAACGGGGAGGAAGCATAGTGGCTCGACTGGATTATACAATAAATGGCAAGTTAATTACCATAGATAGCTGGGAAGTAAACTGGAGGGATGAGTTTCCTTTACGACTGGCTATCAACTATTTAGTTAACTGTTTGTATAGCCCTGGTAAAGGATACCTTATTGGGGTGGTAAAAACTCCAGAAGATATTGCTTTCTGGCAGTCTGAGAAATTTACCCCGACAGATAACAACTATAATTATTTTTACCTAGACCCGGTTATCCAAGATAACCCTCCATCGTATTTAATTTACAACCCCAGTTAGTCAAGTGACATTTCATTGGGGGTAAAACCACATATAGAATGTCCGGTATTGTTTTGTGGCTTTACCTCAAATAAAAGAAATAACGGTACCGTCGTCAACTTCGATTATCTTGTGGTTTGACTCACCACTCGACAATAGTGTTATCGTACCGATTGAGTCATTTACGGTGAATTATGGGCAGTACGGGGTATCAACCCTGGTGTACTCCTCTGACACAATGATTACACTGGGTCTGGATAGTGGT